GTTGACTTCGTCGCCGCCAGGCAGTTCGAAGCCCTGGTTGATGGCGGCAAGGCCCCAGACCTGACGGCCACCGTCCAAGGATCCGGCCGTTTCCATCTTCATGTGCCCTGCCTTGACGAACTTGTCGAAGAAGGTGAAGACCTCACGGTTTTGCAGCGGCAGATAGTTCTTGCCGCAAGGACCAAAGACTGAGTTGTCGGAGTCACGGACCAAAAGACCATAGTCACTAGACGTGAGACTGATGTCAGACGTAGGATCTTTGGTTTGAGTGGTAAAGATCTGGCGACGAGAGACCGTCCAATCAAGACCGGCAGCAACAAGCATTTCGTCTGAGGTAAGAGCATCCGAGACTCGGTTGCCTAACCCGTGCCAGGGAGTTGCGTTGGCGTAAGCCATGGTTTCTACTAAGTGTGCCATAAAAATTCTCCTTTCAAGGGTTCATCATACACCGAACAGGGCAAGTCTGAACAGAAAAATGACGGCCAAAACAGATAAAACCGCTGCTGGAATGGCCGCCATCACTAGCAAAACCTCAAGGTCGCTTAAATCGCGGATCTTGAGCCGAATGGCCCGAGTTTTCCTCGAAGCATTGATCATCAAGAGCACAGCTAACCCACATGCCAGCCCAAATAAGGGCAAGAACCAGACAAACGCCCACGAATGCTGCCGCATACTCAAGCCATTTTCTCATGTTGATTCTCCATTCTGATTATGCCCAACGAAATCATTTTCGGGCGATAATACTGGAAAATGCGCCACGGATCTTGCTTTGTCTTGACCTGTACGGCAACCTTTAGATCTTGCTCACTGATCCGCATAATACCACGATCTTCAAGCGACCGAAGGATCATACGAGCTTGAGGAGCCATCTGCTTGTACTTCAAATTGAACTGGTCAAAATTAAAGACATAGATCCGCTGATCTAACTGACCGGCGGGACGACCACGGACCTTGGTGATCTTTGGGACCTCTTGTCGCTTCTGTTGCAGCATCGGCAAAATTCGCTTGGCAGCAGCGCCCTTGTCCGAGAACTTCGGAGCATGGGTTTTGGTGAGACGAGAATAAAGAGCAGCCAGATCCATCATAGAATACTGACGCAACTCGTCAAGCGTTTGGCAGTCGTCGATCTTATTCATCGAGCATCCTCCACAAATCAATTTGACTAGGACGAGAACCGTAATCCTCGAGCAAAAAAATCGGGCTGCTACTCGACGGCTTCACGACACCACGAACATGAGACACATATGGCCTCGCCGGGTTAATAGCGATCATCACCTCATTTTCTTCGGGATAATCCTGCAAGATTTCTAACAACTCTCTAACTTTCATTGCCGCGTTCTCCTTTCTAAGTTATGCGGAATTTGATTGTACCACGAACCTCGGATCGCGTATACAGTCCGAAATATATATTGCCGTAAAAAGCCCAACACGGATCACGGACCTTTTATATGAACGAAATCAAGGGCTTATTGGTGTATTGTATTGATTGGCCAAGGGGACATAATTTGCACAAAAATTTTTATTTTTTCTCTATACTAATAGAGGCAATAACGTCCCCTGATCTCCCTCTATTTCCACCTCCAAGCAGGTTTCTTCAAAATGTTTTGGGCCGCGTCGATCACATCAAACATGTGACCGCCAACGTGCCAGTCATATTCGTCCATCGGAGTTTCCTCCGTTTTCCAGTCGTAAATGGTCACCACCATCTTGTCGGTCAAGATCTTCCATTCACACGTCACTTTGTCTCCACCTGTATCATACGGGCCATAAGTCGGAGGCCCGAGTTTCAGGCAAAGATCCTTAAACGTCGTGCGGACGTAACCTTTTAGACTTGTGAAGTTCAGCATGTCACTGTACAACTTCACGTCGTCCTTCGATAGAACCTTGTAATCCATTTCATTTCTCCTCCGAAACCACACCTTTATTCTTCTTCCAATGCGAAGAATCGCGGACTCAATTCGTTGGCGTCCAGCATATCGCGCACATCATCATTGCTCATGTATTTGAGGCAAGCCAGAAGCAGCGTTGCTCTCGAAACCAAGCGCACATCTTCTACAAGATAAAGGGCGTAGGCGCGGGGATTACTACGGTACTGCTTTTCATCTTCGGACATATTACCCTCCCTCAATCAGTGATTTCGATCAGCAAATTAACAATTTCACTTACACTCATGCATTCGTACTCGTCCAAATTTCCTGTTTTTGCGAGCTCGAAAGCAGATTTTGGCACCCGTACTCCTATTCTCTTCATTTCGTAGAGTTCTAGAAGCACCTCTTCGCGAATTTTTTCCTGTTGCATCCTGATTCTCCTTTATGTGCAGATTTATGCAGCACGTTTTATTGTACCGCATAAATCCGCATTTTTACACGTTTTGTTCCCAGTGCCAAATAAATTTCGTCAACCAACTTCGTTCATTACTGAATTTTTCTTCATCCAATTCAAACCAAAGCTCGTCAGCACTCATTTCCGGCAACTTTGTGATCTCAAGAAACTTGTCGTAAATCGCACACAGTTCCAATTCCGTATACGGTTTCTCGAGTATCAACGGAAAATTTTCCATCGAGTTCTCCTTTCTTAAATTTTCAAACAGCCACGAACGATGCCAACTTGTACCATTCGTCTTTATATACTACCGCAAAAGTCCGTACTTGTACACTAGTTTTTTTACCCGCAAATTTATTGATGCATTTCTTTTTGCCAATATCTCTCTCCGCCCTTCCACCCTCTTTCGCTCCAACCTATCAACCTTGAACACCGAGTTGGCAGCAGGTACACTTCATGACACTCACCAGCAACTGATTAAAGATCACTATTTTTCCTTCCCCTTCCCTTCCCATTCCTGTCCATTTGCCATCTGCTTTTGTCCGTGCTGCATTATAGCACGCTGTCGGGCAAGGTTCGTGGTTCTTTTTTGTGTGTACTTTTCTAAGAAACCTGCTTGGTTATTATACGCGGACATCAATGCATGCAACTCTTGATCTTTTACCGGCAGCCTTCGGACCTGGGACCCAGGGCCCCGGGCGGGCGCTCACCTCCCGCGCTCCTAAAAGCGCCAAGTCAGTGGATCTGCGGGGGCATCGAAAGGTAAATCTGCAAAAATCCGTTGTTATTGGTCATAGTATAGGGAAAAAATTTGCATTTGCAGAGAAAAAAGTAAAATAATGCCAATCAATACAATAAGCCAATAACCTATGATCCTTTGCCAAATTCAGGGGATCTATGTACAATCGTGCTTAGTTCGTATATTATAGGAGTAGGAGGTCCTACCATGGCACAACTTGGAGGTAAGCGCGAAGGCGCAGGTCGTCCCGCCGGGTCCAAGAACAAGCGGACCCAGGAAATCGAAGATAAGCTAGCAGCACTTGATTGCGATCCCATTGAAGGGATGGCCATGATTGCTGCTGATCCTACCGCTAGTCAGGAACTCAAGTTCCAAGCCTATAAGGAACTGGCCCAGTACGTAGCTCCCAAGCGTAAGGCAGTTGAGATGGAGATCGAGGGCAGCGGTTCTTTCAACATTAACGTCGTGCGGTTTAGCGACGTAGTAAAGGCTGACGATGGCGGAGATAACGGTACCACTTGATTGGGCACCAAGGCCTTACCAGTTTCCTCTGTGGAAGTTTCTCGAGGATGGCGGCAGACGAGCCGTAGCTGTTTGGCATCGGCGGGCTGGCAAGGACTTGCTGTCTATCAACTGGTGTGCAGTCTCAACACTCACCAGGCCAGGTCTATATTGGCATTTGTTTCCGACTTACAACCAGGGGCGGAAGATTGCCTGGGACGGGATGACTCGTGATGGCCGCAAGTTTCTCGAACACTTTCCCAAAGAGATGTGGGAGGCAGTCAACAACACCGAGATGAGGTTGACGTTAAAGAATGGCTCGATCTATCAGGTGGTGGGCACCGATAACGTGGACCGACTCGTGGGCGCCAATCCCGTGGGAGTCGTCTTTTCTGAATACTCCCTCCAAGATCCCCGCGCATGGGATTACATTCGTCCCATCTTGGCTGAGAATGGCGGATGGGCGTTGTTTATTTATACCGCTCGAGGTCGAAACCACGGATATGACTTGCTGAATATGGCAAGACGAAACGAAAAATGGTTTCAGCAGACGCTGACAGTTGACGATACCCGGGCCATTTCCGCCGACGCGGTTGAAGAAGAACGTCACGCCGGCATGCCTGAGGAGATGATCCAGCAAGAGTTCTATTGCAGCTTTGACGCGCCTTTAGTCGGCTCCTATTACGGCTCCGCCATGGCCAAACTCCTGGCCGACGGTAGGTTGACCTCCCTCCCCTACGAGTCGCGTCTAGAGGTCCACACAGCGTGGGACCTTGGAGTTGGTGATTCCACTGCAATAGTTTTTTATCAGAAGCGTGGCCAAGAAATCCGTGTCATCGACTACTATGAGAATAGTGGCGAAGGGTTGGCGCATTACGCCAAGATCATTAAGGAAAAAGAGTACGTCTACGGGGAACATTTGGCCCCTCATGATATTCAAGTTCGTGAGCTTGGCAGCGGTAAGTCTCGACTTGAGGTTGCCAGAGAACTGGGGATTAGGTTCCGAGTGGTACCAAACCTTAGGATCGATGACGGTATTGAAGCCGTTAGAACGACCTTGTCTAAGTGCTGGTTTGATGAAAAGAAGTGCAGCCACTTGATTGAGGCTTTGCGCCAGTATCGAAAAGACTTTGACGAGAAGAACAAGGTATTTCGGGATCGACCCCTGCATGACTGGTCCAGTCACCCCGCAGACGCATTCCGTTATATGTGTGTAGGGATCCGTGATCAGCTAGACATGAGTCAGCGTAAGCTGCCCAGGATGGCTGATATGGAGTACAAGATCCTATGATTATTCGCCCCGCAACAGAAACTGACGTGCCAAGGGTCTATGAGTTGTCGGAGGGTATTTTTAACGAGTCTGTTTATGCCCGCACCTGTAAGTACGATGCGAACAAGGTGGCTCACCTGGTGACCCAGGTAATACTCCCAAACCCTGATCGCTGGTTTTTGCACCTAGCAGAAAGAGACGGGACTATAATCGGTATGTACGCCGGATTTCTTACGGAGTATTATTTCAGCCAGGATCTGATGGCGTGCGATCTTGCCTTGTTTGTTGACCCCAGCAAACGAGGTGGTTTGGCCGCTGTCAAGTTAGTTTACGCCTTTGAAGAATGGGCCTTCGCTCGTGGCGCAAAGGAAGTTTGCCCAGCCACCTCGACGATGGTGGCATCGGAGCGTACGGCTCAGTTGTATAAGTTCTTGGGTTATGACATCGTTGGTAACATGTTTAAGAAAAGGAGGTAGGTATGTGCGGTGGAATTATTGGTGATATTATGGGCGCATTCAAAGGTAAAGGTAGTTCATCAGCTCCGTCTGCTCCGGCGCCGGCCCCGGCCACCCCGACAGTCGATGACAAAGCGGTTCGCGACGCGATTGATAGGTCTCGTGCAGCTGAAGCAGGTTCCGGTGGCCGTCAGTCAACTATGTTGACCGGGGCGGGAGGTATCAGCATCGGTATGGAAAAACTTCAAAAGAAAAAGCTCCTGGGGACACCTTCAAAACTTGGCGGTGAGTAATGGATAGTAAGCAACAGCAAGATTTTGTACAGCTGTCGCTTGATCGATTAGGCAAACTTAAGCAGATTCGTTCTCCTTGGGAAAGCCTTTGGCAAGACTGTACTGATTACGTCAACCCCCGGCGCGGTGACTTTAATGCCACTCGCTCGCAGGGTGACCGTACTCGCTATGACCGCGTGTACGATTCAACAGCTCCTCTTGCCAATGAACAATTGGCCGCAGGTCTACATGGTTACTTGACGGCCCCATCTGAGACTTGGTTTGGTCTCTCTATTGAACGCAACGACTCAGAGAACGAACAAGTAGTCGCGTGGCTGCAGACCGTCGTTGAGGTCATGTTCAAAGAAGTGTTTCATTCTCCCAACACTAATTTTGGTTCGATGATCCATGAGCTGTACCTAGACCTCGGCTCTTACGGCACTGGTGTTTTGTACGTTGAAGATCGTCCAGGTAAATCAATTAACTTTAAGACCTTTCACTTGGCTGAGTGCTACATTGCTGAGAACGCAGAAGGCAACGTTGATACCTTGTATCGACAGTACAAGCACACGGGTCGTCAACTGCTCCAGCTGTATAAGGATGCTTTGCCTGAGAGGTTCATTGAGAATGTCTACAAAGATCCTCACAAGGAATTTACTTGCATTCATGCAGTAGAACCTCGAGACACGTTTAACCCTAACAGCAAGCTTGCCAAGGATATGCCCTTCATGAGCGCATACATCTTGGAAGAAGAGAAGCTGCTGCTCAATCTCAGCGGCTTTAATGAATTCCCCTTCATGAGTCCTCGCTGGACAAAGACAGCTGGTGAAGTATATGGTAGGTCTCCTGCTATGACTGCTTTGCCAGATATTAAAATGGTCAATGAGATGAGCAAAACAGTTATTAAAGCTGCTCAGAAGGCCACCGATCCGCCGCTTATGGTACCTGACGACGGCTTCATGCTGCCACTACGCACAATCCCAGGTGGACTTAATTACTACCGTTCAGGCACACAAGACCAAGTCAAACCCCTTATTGAAGGTGTTCGCCCCGACATTGGCCTTGACTTTATTGAGTCTCGCCGCCAGCACATCCTAAAAACGTTCCACGTTGATTGGATGCAGCTGCGAGAAGGTCCTACGATGACGGCTACTGAGGTATTGCAGCGTCAAGAAGAACGTATGCGTCTTATGGGTCCTATGGTTGGTCGCTTGCAATTTGAGTTGCTTGGTCCCATGATCGATCGCGTGTTTGCAATTCTCATGCGCCGCAAGATGTTGCCTGTTGCTCCTCAAGCAGTTCAAGGTCGCAACCTGCGCATTGATTACGTGTCCCCAGTGGCGCGGGCTCAGAAGACACAACAGCTCTTTAGCTTCACTCGGTTGCTAGAAAGTATCGTTCCATTAGGTAACATTAAACCTGAAGTTTTTGATAATCTTAATACAGATGGTACACTGCGTTGGGCGCATAAGCTTCTTGATGCCCCAATGGAAACCCTCTTGTCTACTGAAGAAGTGGCCAAGGTGCGTGAGGGTCGTGCTCAACAACAGAAAGACGCGGCTGAGCTGGTCAAGGGTCGCGAGTTGGCAGCTACTGCTAAGGACGCTGCAAATGCTGCTGCCACAATGCCTGAAGGGGCAAATACGGTACCACCTAATCCTGGTATTGATCAACTTCCTGAGCAGCAAATACCTCCTGGGATGATGCCTCAGTGAAGAAAAAACCAGATCTATTAGAGCTGCATAATTCTTATAAGGCAGTATTTTCCACGCCAGACGGCGAACGTGTATTAGAACACCTCTGCAAAGTTGGGTTTATTTCAGATACAACGTACGTGGCTGGCGATCCCGTCGAATCAGCGCATCGCGAAGGTAAGCGCCGGTTCGTTCTTAGTATCTTGCGGTTTTTGGAAAGAGACCCAAGAGACATTGTTAAACTTCTGGAGGCCGTAAATGAGTGATGTAAACGTAGGGTCCGCAGACGCCGGAGCTGGTGGTGTTCCCGCCGGTGGCACAACTGGGGGCAGCTCTGCCGGTGCAATGGATTGGCGGGCTTCTCTTGATGAAACTTTGAGAGCCGATCCCACTCTCGCCGATATTAAAGACCTCAATGGCCTGGCCAAGTCTTATGTTCATGCCCAACGCATGATTGGCAAGGACAAGATCACTATCCCACAAGAAGGCGCCGACGTAGCCGAGTGGGATGCTTTTTATGAACGTCTTGGTCGTCCGGGAGACGGCAACTACAAACTAGATCCAGCCGGGTTGATGCCAGCAGATCTACCCTTTGATCCTCAAGTACTTGATCGTTTTAAGAAAGTATTTCACTCAGCCGGTCTTAATCAAAAACAAGCTGAGGGAGTTTTTAAGAATTATCTTGAGTACGTGGGCGAGGTTCATAAGAGCAATCTAGAAGGTGTTGAGCAGCAGCGAGTAGGCTGGGTCAATGGCCTTAAAAAAGAGTTTGGGCGAGCATTTGATGAACGGGTTGATCTTGCTGTTCGTGCGGTTGAGACCTTTGGGGGTCAAGACTTTATGAAGTGGCTTGATCAAACTGGTATGGGCGATCATCCCATGTTTGTCAAAATGTTTGCTCAGATTGGACAGCAAATGCAAGAAGCCTTGGCCGTCCCAGGTCAATCCCGCGGTTGGACAATGACCCCTGACACTGCTCGCCAGGAAATTGCACGTATGCAACGTGACGATCAGTTTATGAAATCATATATGACCCCAGGAGCCACAGGTCACGCTGAAGCTGTAAAGAAGATGCAAGATTTGTTTGGCTTCGCTTACCCAGACGAGGTGGTGTAACATGGCTATTCTGACGAAAAAACTTGAAAAAGACATGGAACTAATGGAGCAGCGACTACAAGTCAACACCCAGTCTGACTCCCAGAAACGGGAAAAAATCATTGCAGACGCTATCCGAACAGCTAGTTTGCCGTCAGAAGTCCAGAAGTCTATGGCTGAACGGATCCAACAACGACTTAAATCCGCAAACACAAAACAGATGTCTGATGAAGAGGACTTACGTAAGCGGTTAACCTCGGTCATTAATACGTCTGACGCGGTTAATATGGGAACAACAATGCAGCGTAAGACAACAGACACTGGTTCAACGTTGTATAAAGGAAAGATGCTGGGGTAGGTTTCTTTTTCCGGTTTTTGCTGTATTATTCTAGTAACGGGGAGTCCGAAAGGGTCCGTAGGCATCGCCTAGCCGTAAGGGTATGTGGGGGTCCGTTAGGGCAGCCTCTGCGAGCAATGTGTTTTCTTTTAACCACTGAATGAGGAGGACAATTATGTCCATTCAAATCACAACGGCATTCGTACAGCAGTACCGTGCCAACGTAGATCACCTCGTCCAGCAGAAGGGCTCGCGTTTGCGTTCTTACGTACGGGCTGAAACTCAAAATGCTGAGTTTGAGTTCTACGATCGCATCGGGGCTTCTGAAGCTCAAGAGGTAACAGGTCGTCACCAAGACACTCCGCTTGTTAACGTCCCTCATGACCGTCGTCGTGTTTCGATGCGCGACTTCGACTGGGCCGATCTTATCGATCGTCCTGATCGTATTCGCATGTTGATCGATCCAACTTCGCCTTACAGCCAAAACGCAGCTTTTGCGCTTGGTCGTAAGATGGATGCGGTTATTCTCGATGCCGCTTTCGGTACCGCGTTTACGGGCAAGACTGGTTCAAGCACTTTGACTTTCCCTAGCTCGCAGCAAATTGCTGTGGACTATGTTGAGTCAGGTGCTGCTGCCAACTCTGGCCTTACCATTGCCAAGCTCCGCAAGGCAAAGGAAATTTTGGACCGCAACGAAGTCGATCCAACCGAGCGTCGTTATATCGCTTTGACGGCTAAGCAGGTTACTGACTTGCTTAAGACGACTGAAGTGACAAACGCCGATTTCAACACTGTCAAAGCTTTGGTGGCGGGTGAAATCAACACCTTTATGGGCTTTGAGTTCGTTCGCACTGAACTGGTTCGTACTAACGCTTCCAGTCATCGTCGTTTGTGTGCGTGGGCACAGTCTGGTCTGTTGGTTGCCGTTGGCGCCGACATCAACGTAGACATTGGTCCTCGCCGCGACAAGCGCAACTCGACTCAAGTCTACGTCTCTGCTTCTTTCGGGGCAACCCGTATGGAAGAAGAGAAGGTCGTTGAAATCATCTGCGCTGAATAAGGAGAATAGTCATGGCTAATCAAAATAGCACTCAATACGCTAATACCCAGGCTGTTCCTGCAACGATGAACGACGTGTGCGATGAGCACGGTCGCGTCCGTGTACGCGCGTTTGACTTCACGCAGTCAGGCGCGGGTGCTGATGGCGATACCGTAACTCTTTGCCAATTGCCAGCCGGTACTTTGCGCATCGTTGGTGTGCAGATTATCAACTCAGCTCTTGGTGCCTCGCGCGTCGTAAAAGTTGGACATACAGGCTATACAAACCTTTCTAACGCCGCCGTTGCAGCTTCAGATAATGCCTTTTTGGCAAATACATCTGTTGCTGCGGCAGGAACGATCAACAGTGTGTTGTCGTCTAAGTTCACCAACAAAACTGGTGTGACGGTACGTGCAACTATCACTGGCGGTACAATTCCTGACGGCACAACGTTGAACGGTCAGATCCTGTACGCACTCGACTAATCGCGTAGTAGCAGCAGTCTCGGGGGGATCGGGCCTAGAGGTCTGGTCCCCCTCTTTACATTAGGAGCAGGATATGGCCGCATCAGATATTGAGATTGTGAATAGAGCACTTACGTTTGCTTGGGTTGACCCCATCAATTCTCTGTCTGACTCTAGCAAAGCTGCTAGTACGTCAAACCGTATTTACAATGACACGCGCGCCGCCGTGTTTCGCTCTCACCCTTGGAATTGCTTGGTTAAGCGGGCCGCTTTGCCGCTTGACTATGCCACACCTCTTTATGGTTTCACATATCAGTTTGTGTTGCCCGCCGACTACTTGCGTCTACTTGGAATTGAAAATTCAAGCGGTAGATACAGTATTGAAAATCGCAAAATCCTCTATGATAGTGATACTCTCAATATTGCTTATGTTGCTTTGATCACTGACGTACCCAGTTATGATACGTTGCTTGTTGATACCTTAGCTGCTCGTCTTGCCGCTGACTTAGCACATCCTCTTTTGCAAGCTCAAAGCTCCATGGAAGCTATGTGGCAACTCTATGAGCTTAAACTGCGTGAGGCTAAACTCATTAACGCACAAGAGAACCAGCAAGATGTGCTGGACTCGGACTACTGGCTTAACTCTCGCTTGGGCGTGTCTCCTGTTGTTGGCGCTCCTCCACGGTGGTGATATAGATGTCTCGTACAACGCCAATACAGACTAACTTTACGGGCGGAGAGATTTCTCCTCGCTTGTATGGTCGCGTTGACTTGCAAAAATACGCAACCTCAGTCGAGCGCTGCGAAAACTTTATCATCTTCCCTCACGGCGGGATTACAAAAAGATCGGGCACAAGATTTATCTCCGAGGTTAAGGACTCAAGCAAAAAAGTTAAACTCATACCGTTTATTTTCTCAACTACTCAAGCGTATATGCTTGAGTTCGGTAACTACTATGTGCGGTTTTATCGTGATGAGTCTGTATTGTTAAATGCCTCAAGCACAGGTCCTTTTGAACTAGCTACTCCTTACTCACAAAATGATTTGGTTAGCTTAGACTATACGCAGTCTGCTGACGTGCTGTATCTTGTTCATCCTAACTATTCGCCGCGCATACTTAATCGTTTGGGGCCAACAAACTGGTCACTTGATCTTTTTAATTTTATTGACGGCCCGTACAACGACTTTAATACTGACACAACAAAAACACTGACGCCTTCTGCTGTAACAGGGGGTATCACAATTACGGCAAATTCCCCTACGTTTGTTGCAACAGACGTTGGTCGCTGGGTCAGGATCAACAACGGTACGGTATGGGGTGCAGCTAAAATTTCCGGATATACAAGTGCAACTGTTGTTACCGCCACCGTCAATCCAAGTTTTCCAATGTCAGCAACAACAGCCACTTCTAATTGGCGTCTTGGGGCGTGGTCTGACACAACAGGTTGGCCATCTTGTGTTGGCTTCTTCCAAGAACGTTTGTTCTTTGCAAGTACATCATCTAAACCATCAACTGTATGGGGAAGCCGCAGCTCTGACTTTATTAAGTTTAGTCCTTCAAACGATAAAGGTGAAGTATTAGACGATTCAGCAGTCTCATTTACTTTGGCCACTGACCAAGTGAATGCCATTCGTTGGATCTATGGTGAAAAACGTTTGCAACTCGGCACGTCTGATGGTCCCTTTATTTTGTCCTCAGGCCGTAACTTTGACGCCTTGACGCCAAGCAACATTACCGTTTCTCGAGAGACAACTGATGGTACAGCTAATGAACGTCCTGTAGGTGCAAGTCGTACTACGCTCTATATTGACCGTTCACGTTTGAAAGTACGCGAATTGGCGTATGACATCAACATTGATGGTTACACCTCAGTAAACTTAACGCTCTTAGCTGAGCACATTACTACTGGCAACGTGCACATGATCAGTTATGCGCGCTCGCCAGACAGTCTTGTGTGGACGCTACTCAACACGGGTGAATTGCGTTGCGTTACCTATGAACGCGAGCAAGAGGTTGTTGCTTGGCATCGCCACATCATTGGTGGCACTGACGTGGCTGTTGAGCATATTGCTTGCATTCCTAAAAATGACGAGTCTGAAGACGTCTTGTATATGGTGGTACGCCGCACAATCAATGGCGCTACAAAAAAATATGTCGAGTATCTAGAAAAAGCTTTTGATACGGCAAAAGGTGTGGCAGTTGAAGACGCCTTTTTTGTTGATAGTGGCGTGTCCTATGATGGTTCTCCAACAACTTCCCTTTCTGGTTTAGATCACCTTGAGGGTCAAACAGTACAGGTGCTTGCTGACGGCGCAGTTCATCCTGATCGCGTGGTGTCTGCTGGTGCCGTTAGTCTTGATCGGGCGGCATCAAAAGTGAGTGTTGGACTGCCTTATGTTGCAAGGGTGCGTACACTTGACCCAGAAGTACAAACACAATCGGGACCTTCTCAAGGCAAAGTACGCCGCATTGAGCGAGTTACTTTCAGAGTTGTTGACACCTTTAACCTTAAGTTTGGGGCCAATGGCAATAATCTTGAGATCATTCCATTCCGGGGTAGTGCCATGCCTATGGGCACAATTGAGTTGTTTACAGGCGACAAGAGAGTACTTGTGCAACATTCCCCAGAGCGTCAATTTGAATTAACGTTGCAGTCTGATACACCACACCCTTGCACTGTGTTGGCTATCATGTACTCGATGAACGTGTCGGAAAGGTAACATGCTAATTAGGGAAGCAAAAGTAACTGATGTAGACACCTTGATTGCGATGGGCCATCGCTTTCTTGGCATGTCTCCTTTTGCTTCGCACACCGACTTAATTGATGATGATCTTGCTTACGCCATTTGCAATCTTATCGACAATGGTATTGTGTTTATAGCTGAACAAGAAGGCGAGATTGCAGGAGTAATTGCTGGACAACTTTCGTCATTGTGGTTTAACAGGAGATCAAAGGTTGCTATTGAATTGGCTTGGTGGGTTAATGAAAACCACCGCAAGGGTCGCGCAGCAATTGGTCTTCTAAAATTTTTTGAGGACTGGGCGGTGGCTCGCGGAGCAACAATGATTGTGATGTCTGATCTAACAATCAATGGAGATAATCCACTCGATCCCCTGTTTAAGAAACTTGGTTACTCCGTGGTTGAACGTAGCCACGTGAAGGGGGTGTAGTATGGCTGCTGTATCGACAATGGTTATGGCTTCAATGGCGGTTGCAACTGCTGTAACAGCCTATGGCCAGTATCAAGCCGGCAAAGCCCAACAAGCGGCGTATGAGTACAACGCTAAGGTTCAAGAGCAAAATGCAAAAGTTGCTCAGGATAGGGCGGCGTATGAAGCAGAAAAACAAGCACAACGCATTCGTCGCTTAAATGCCACGCAACGTGCTGCTTACGCTGCTTCAGGTGTACAGTTGTCTGGTACTGCTCTTGATCTTATGGAAGACAGCACAACTCAGGGTGAAATGGATCGCTTGGCTGTTCTTTACGGAGGCGATGTTGAAGCCGCCAACATGCGTAGCGAAGCAACCCTGTCTCGCTTTCAAGGCAAGTCGGCCGCAGCCTCTGGAAGAACTGCAGCTTTTGGTACGTTACTTGGTGGCGCTTCTAACATTGGTATGGCTGGATTTCAAATGGGTGTGTATAAACCAAAAGCTAGATTGTGGGGGCCTCGCTAATGCCTAAAATTCCTATTTACGGCGAACCACAGGTTAGTCTAGGAGGTCGCCCTCAGCAAACTCTTAGTGGCCAAGAAATTCAACAGATTGGTTACTGGGCTGGCGGACAAATGGCTCGTCAAGGCGAGGAGATGATGCAATCTGCTCAGCGCCTGATGGGCATTGAAATTCAACGTCAACGCGATGAAGCAGCCATTGAATTTGAAAAGAAACGCAGTGAATTTGATGTTGCGTGGGCATCTGTTGAAACAGCCGCAAAAGAACAAGACAGTGCCAACAGATCAAAATACAACAACATTGGCTACGGTGGTGAATCAGCTAAAGATCCCAATACATACTACAACAAGTCAGTAGCTAGTTTTGAAAAACTGATGCAGGACGATAGGTTCAAATCAAACAATCAGTTTACCCAGCAAGCCTGGGAAAAATGGTCTGTTGCAAAATTTGCTGACGTAAAGGTTGCGGCTATTAAGCACGAAGCCGCGCAACGCGTTGCTGCACGTCAGCAACAGGTGGCGGATGCTATTGCAAACGACTCCACAATTGCCCTGGCAAACCCAGACCGTGTCCCTGAGATTATTGCAAAATGGGACGCAATCCTAAAAGGCGACGCTAAGGACGCAAGTGGTGCACCTCTTCCTAACTACGCAAACGTAGTTGGGCAGGCTTGGTTGCGCAACGCCCGCGATAACCTTGGCAAAATCATTGCAGTTCCTGCTTTTGAAAAGATGGTGATTGATGATCCTAGGTCCGCTTATGTCATCCTGAATAAAATGCGTGAGGAACTTAAACTTGATCCTAGCGCTCCTCTTGATGAGATCAACGCCAAGGTCGCAGAGAAAAGTTTGATGAGACGTTGGGGCCTAGACAATGACGACTTTTTGCGCCTGTACTCCAAAGCGCAGTCCGCCGTTAGTGCCGTTAACTCTTATGATGTCTTCAAACTTAAAAGAGAGGTCGACAACCATCTTGCCTTACTTACTACAGGGGGTGCGGGCGATCCTCGATTTAAGACCAAACAAGGCCTTGCAGCTGTTGTTGCAAAAGTCTACGATCCTTTTTCTACAAAGAAGGGTGGTCTTACCGATCAAGCTAGTATGTACGTTGACGAAGCGTGGTCTAACATTACGGTTGCAAGAAAAGTCTTCAACATTACGTCTCAAATAAAGTTTGCCTCAATGCAACAAATTAACGACACACTTAACAGGTTGCAACCTAAAGGAGAAACCGCAGCAGAGGACTTAAAGATTCGTACCGCGGTTATTTCAAACGTACAAGCCATGTTGCAGCAACGCAACGACGATTTAGTGGGTTATGCCAACTCACACCCAAACGTAGTAAAACTTATTAAAGAGGGTGACATTCGAGGGGCTCGCGAACAATCAATTGCGCTGCAACTCCAAATGGGTGCCCAGCCTTACGAAGTAGGAGTACTGTCAGCAGCCGAGCGGGCAGCCGAAATTAACTTCTTTAATAAGGCTGAAGGCAACGACGTAATTCAAAGATTGCGCGACTTTGAACTCCGTTTTGGAGGTAGAAACCCTGATGGCTCGTTTAGTGCCCCAGGCCAACTTGCTATGGCTTGGAGGGCACTGACGACCGGTTCAGGGGCACTTGATCCTTCTTGGCAGTTTGCTTCTCGAGCCCTTGGCACGGCCTATGAAAAGAAAGTGTTTGACGCTTTACGCGCAAACCCTGAAATATTGCGCTCAAACCTAGGCAAGCTTACCGCCACTGGGACAAGTTATGAGGACGTTAAAGATCAGGTACTTGTCAATAGTCAGCCCGTAAGAACAGCTTTGACAGGGGGCTTGAATGCCCGCGATTACATATTCGAGGGCGCACGTGAATTGATGGTTAAACTTGCTGCCAATGAAATTATTGCGTCAGGCGGTTCCGTAAATACAAGGACCGCAGTTAAGAACGCAATCAACGCGGTGACTGAAAGTTTTGACATAAAAGGTGGCACATACTTTATTCCAAGAGCACGTACGGGGTTTCCACACACCTACAACCACGCTAATATCCACAAAAACGCCGAGTACCTTAAAACTATTGAAGGCTTGAATAAGAACTTTGTACTTGTTCCTCCAGGGTCGCTCGACAAGGGAGTGGACAATCAAACAACCTACAGAGCTACACAGTACGCAAAAACAGTCGCGTCTTATGGGTATTGGATTAACTCAGACGATGGTTCTGGACTAATGTTGATGGTGAAAACAGGCAGTGGCCCCCAACCGGTTATGTCAACAACAGGCATAATTACCATAGACTTTAACTCTCTAAGTAAGCAGACAACTACACCCTTTGATAAGTTAACTTTACCTCCCGAGCCGGGAAAACCGCCACTGGGACAAATTATACCCCCTTTCTTGCAATCACCAACAATGCAGGATCGCACCACTCCCCCATTGTTCCAGTAGTTGGACAGGAGGACCTTAATAATGTCTAATTCAATTCGCAAAGGAGGTCTTAATCCCCTTAACCCAAAGGATATAGAGATTGGGCAACAGTCTCTTGACTCGGCAAGAACCCTTAGCTTAAATTACAACCCGACTGCGCCATCTCAGTGGTACCAGTCCTTTGGGTTTGATACGTTGCGTTCAGTAACAGGAGACATTGCTTCCACTGGTTCTTCAATGGGTTGGAACGATGCTGGCGGTGTCAGTTCTTTGTCTCGTATGCGTGAGATCGATCGCGCGGATGACTTAACTCGTCTTACCCCTGAACAACTTATTAGGAAGTATAACTACACACACACACGTAGTGGTCCTATGCCTTCAGGCCGTGACAACCGGCCAACCCTTCAGGAGTTTGGGCTTACTGAACCGCCTATCATGCTTC